TCACTTGCTTCTCCATTAGCTTGGAGAGTTTTATTTTATTTTTATGTGTTACAGAAACTGTTAATATATTTTTTTCGTAAATTAGAAGTATGAAATTACTCATACTAATTATATTTTTCCTTATTGTTTCTGGCATAACTACTTTAGGAATAAGACATTTATTAGTTATATCTTTTTTTTCAAGTTTCATTATGACTTTTTTGTACCCGTTTAATAAAAACAATTAATTTCTTTCAATCTATTCNCTCTGCTTGTANCTGGCTCTCCTCTATATGGTTTCGTTTATACTTCTCAGATACTAACCTTACGGTGTTTTTTTTTGAAGATTTACTAACGGCAAATATATGAGTGTTGGCGCTCTATCTTGTGAGTCTGCAATAGCTTCTTGCATTATACTAAAAATTAAATTGGTTTTTATTTGTCTAATCTAAACCCTACACATATTGGAAATCTTGGTATACCTTTGTCTGTCAACTCAAAGTATCTAACTTCTGCAATTTGCTTTATGTATAAAAGTTTGTTCTTTAGCAGGTCTTTTTTATCATCATTTGACATTCTTGGATTTGCTTTAAACGTATGTTCACCGTGCTTGCACAATACTATTCCTTGATCAGGACGTCTTTCTGAAGGTATTATATCAATTACTTCAAATACATCATCTAAGAAATCTTTGTACTTTAAAAGCTTATCAGATCTACCATCCATTTTGTAATAATCGTCACTCCATCTAATCATTGTGCCTTCATATCCATTTCCAAGGTTCTTAGCATGACATGCTTTTAACTCTTCTTCTGAATTAATACAAACAGTTTCAACTATTTCTACATTTTTTAGATCTGAATTTAACACTAATTCTTTTAGAATAGAGTATCGATGTTTAAATGGTGCATCTATCATGCAATCATACACATGGTACTTCACATTTTCTGATGATCCTTCTCTATACTTTTTAATTAGTTTCATATTATCCTGAAATGAAAGCCCATGGGCATAGAGTTCTCCGTCTAATATATTGTCATCGGTTTCATTAATAAAAACAGGTTTTAGTTCATTTAAAATATGATCCATTGTTTTTATTCCAATTCCTTTTCTTGACAACATTTCATTTTTACTAACAGATGCTCTCATCCCATCTAACTTTGGCTGGGCATAACAAGGATAAACTATTTTATGATTGTGATCTTCATAAGATTTAGCTAACATTGGAAGTATAACATTTTTATTTTGAGCTTCTTCTACTGTAGTAAAGTATCCTGATCTTAACTTTTTATCAACACGGGAGTACATTTCAAGAATTGCTTGTTCTCTTGCGTTTTTTTCATTTGATTTACCTATGTTTTTTGGTTTGCAGATTGTTGAGTTTTTTACTAAATTTCCATATAAAATCCCAGTTTCTTGAATCAATTCATCGTCTTGAGTGTACGTTTTATAGACTCTAATATTTCCTTTTGAGTCTTTTTTGTATATTTCTCTCATGTATATTGTTCTTTAAACTGAATACTTAGCGAATCAGCTACGTGACTGATCGCTTCTGAACGTTCTCTTAGTGACTTAATGTAATCTATCACTTCTTGCTGATCTGTCGCTACGTAGTACCCTTTGCTGGTAGAAATCAATAGTGGTACCTTGTCATTAATTCTGATGTAGTTCACTATCTTTCTAAGCCGAGGGGCTGTAATCGTTAAATTGTGATGAGTTCTGACTGAATCTATGATTGCACCACTTGTCATAGCTGCCTTTTTTCCTACTAATTGTTTAAATCCTTTTGTTAGGATTGGTAAAACAATGTCCTTTTCAATCGCAGTTAGGTCTTTTGTATGTTTATCAAATCCGGTTATCATTTTTATTAGGTTTAAAATATATAACGTATTGTATTCCATGGAATCACACTCTTGTGCAAATCCTTAAACTCTTGTATTTTTGCTCTCTTGAAGTCTCTTTTATATCTAACATTCTTACCACCATACTGAGAAGTTTTAGTTTCTTGTATATTAGGTGCCCATATCAAATTTTCACCTTTGGTGTTTTTTATAAGATTGTCTTCATGCTTATCCTTGTTATGTGTTAGAAATATAACTTCACACTTAACCTCATCTTTATAGTCAATGTAATCATTACACATTTGGAATAAAAACTTGTAGTCTTCTAACCAATTCTTGTATACAACGACAGGGCTAAAGTTAAGATGTACTTCATAACCAGCTTCTATAAATGCGTTTACAGCTTTTATTCTATCTATTATGTCTGGCGTATTTGGTTCTAACTCACTTGATATTGCTTGAGGCATTAAGCTAAATCTAATTCTAACTTTCTTGTTGGGATTATACTCAAGAAATTCAACAGGTATTATCTTAGTAGCTAAAGTTGCAGAAGCAATAGGATGATCTTTAAAGAAATCAAAGATGTATTCCCATTTATGATGCTTTCTATGTAATGCAAAGTCCTCATTACACGCAATGTCATATGTGACATGTTCAGGGTGTGTTTGATTAGGTTTTTCTACATTAGCTACAAAATAAGAGTGATTGTTTACTTCAGTAAGAATTTGATTTGCATTCTTTGCTATTGATAATCCTTCAGGCAAATGTCTTTTCATGTAGCAATAACTACAATTTAACAAGCATCCATAACCAAAAGAAGGAGTGATNTAGTCAGATGACCTACCACTATCTCTTATAATCATAGATTTTCTATTCACTTTCTTAATTATTTTGCTCATTTGTTTATACTGTAAAAAGCTATAATAAAAAAGAGGGGAAGATCCACTCGGACCTTTACCCCTCATACACACAACCACCACCACTAAAACAAAATTTGTGGTTGTCTGAACTTGCACTTTTTAATACTATAGCAGGCTATCGTGACTATTCAGACTTGCGTCTTTTCGTTCGTGTAGCGTGCTTTTCATTCCTCTAATTTTAATCTAACATATCCATTTCTTTCCTCTTCTATGGTTTTTGACCACTGTCCGGTAGTCTGATGATACGCTATTGTTTTTAATAAGTTTTCTATTTCATGGTAACCTTTTAGTATCCATTCTAAATCAATCTTAAACACTTTACATTGATATAAAGAATGAGTTTCTACCGCTACAATGTAATATTCAAACTCTACATCTCCTGTAAATTCAGGGTAGTTTTTGTCTATATAGGCCATTATAGCACCTCTATAAAAAGCCAATTGACGATAATACCTATAAGATTTAAAGGATTGTTCAAATTTTACAACTCCTTTTCCTGTAGTTTTAAAGTCTATTAATTTTACAAAAGCAGAACTTTTTGAATCATCAAACTTTAAGGTAAATCTATCAATTAAAGATTTCATTTCCATGTTTACCGTTTCTTCAAAATCTTCTCCAGAAGCATTAACAGATCTTTCCCAGTAAATTGCTTCTTCGTTTAATTGTATTTCATTACTACCAAACGAAGGCTTTTCGAATAATAATTCATAGGCTTTTGGACAATTGTTTATTGAATCAATAATATGAATCATCATTTCTTGTTGAGATGGAGTCATTATAATACTTTCTCCTTTCTCTAAGAATAAATAAGAAATATACTCTAAACCTTCTTTCAAAAACTTAGATATAACTGTTTCTTCTTTCATTTTACCATATGCTCCTTCTCTAACATCTAATGCACATTTTCCAATCAATTCTTGTTGATCGTAAAAGTTAGTAGAGGTTACTGTAGGTGGCAAATTTAAAAAAGTTCTTTCAACCCAAGAAGCCATTGTTTCTGTCGGTTTGTTAAAATCTGACACAACAAAAGCAGAAGGATCTTCAACATACTTGTGTACTAACTTTCCATTTTCAAAAGAAGCTTTTTGCACGTTTTCACCATCTCTGTCTATTATGTTTTTCTTAAACAAAGCCGGAGAACCACCCTGTTCTGGGTTTATATCTCTAAGAGAACTATTAGATATTGCTTTAACACCATAATATTTTAATTCTTCTATCATTTTTTATTAATTTTTATTGTTTTAGACTCACTTGATGAATCATAATGCCAATCTATTACATAATCATCTTCAAAACGTAACAGAATATCTGTTATTGTTCCTAATATTTCTTCGTCTTTTGAAACGATTTCAAGACGGTATTTAGCTTCTTTAGATCTATTTGACATTTTCTTTTAGTTCTTGTAATATCTTACGATAATCTTTTTGTTGCAGTATTCGTTTATCTTTTTCCTTAGTAATAGTGAAGACGAGTTTTCGGTCTTTAGGGTTGCTAACAGGCACGTACAATGGTACTGGCGGTTGAGTGATATACATTATATTGTCATCATCAATGATTTTAATTGTCTTACCTCGGTCTCCTGTTAGGCAATCTTGAAACGCTTTCATATAAGGCCAAGCCCTATTATCAACATCCCAATATGAATGACCATCTTCTTTTATTACGTCGTGCATTTCCATACTTATCCTAATTGGGAAGTCAGTTATTGGATTCAATTTGGCTACAAATGGAGCCATAAAGGCTTTGATTTCCATCATCATTTTGTTCCTAATTGGTCCAGCTACTTCTCCATTATAGATTTTCTGACCGTTAATCACGACATAATTGGGTGTTCCTGCTGCTCGCGGGTTCGCAATGACCCTTTCATTAGTTTTTTTATCAACTAAAAATCTACGTTTACCATACCCTGGCCAAACCCTATATTCAAATAAGGATTTGTCTCTGTGTTTAGCACTTTTTGGTAGCTTTTTACCTAATTCGTAATACTTTTTACGACGAGCTTCAGATAACTTTACTTTCCTGATATATTCAGGCATAACAACTTTCTGCATAAGATTTACAAAAAGGAGTGCCTATATTGACACTCCTAATCTTTTAAAGAGATTGAATTTCTTTAAATTCCTCTTCTTGAGTCTCTTGTAACTCCCCATGAGCTAATAAGATTTCAACTTTAATCAAGTTCCATTGTTCATCTGTTTTTTCAGAATACTTTGAAGAATGATAGATACTTTTGTTTACTGCACAAAATGTAGAGTGAACAAAATACTGAATTACTCTCATAGCCCCGGATTCATCATCTGGTATTGCACCAACATGCATTGGATCAACAAAAACATTGTGTATTTCACCAGAAATATAAGAAATGTAGTGAAGTCCACCAACATGTAAACCTTTAACACAACTACTGTCGTCGTTACAGTTTACCATATTCCAGCTTTCAAGTCTGTGAACATGACCAACTTTAATTATGTGACCTTCTTTGTTTATCATGTCGCCTTCACACCAGAAAGCGTCTCCACCATTCATACCCATTATTGCTGGATAAAAAGTTCTGTCTTCGGCTTTCATGTCATCTCTTTCATCTCCTGATATTTCTCCAGTAAGAGGATCAAATGTTTTACCATAAAGAGGTTTTCTAACAGCAGTATCGTTGTCTTCATTAGACTCATATCTCCAGTCAACTTCACTTGATACTTTGTAACAGTTAATTAAACCTTCGTTTGTTATTTTAACTTGATACACTAAAGCCATTTTATCAGCCAATTCTTCACTAAATCCAGCATCTAACTTTTCCTTTTTAATTTTTGGATTCGAGTACTTCATATCTATGTAGTTGAAGAACTTTTTAGCAAAGTTTTTATCTTTTGCCTTTGGGTTTCTTAAGAATCTCATCCAACATTTCATCAATGGAGAAACATCTATTCCTTTGTCTATAGACTCTTCAATTCTTCTAACTAATGCAGTAGGTATTGGTACTGAAGAAATAGTAGATTTATTTATTCTTAAGAAATAGTTTTCAGATTTTGAATCTTTTGCAAGATCAGGATGAAAAGACTGAATCTTCTCATTTTCTGAATTAGCACAAATAGATTCAACTTCTTTTAAAAGTACTTCAAGATCTTCCATTGATTCTACTTTTTCTGATTTCTCAGCAATTTTCATCAATTCGTTAAATCTTTCTTCGGTGTGCATTGTCGAAAACTCTTGGTTTCCTGCGGATACGCTAATTACGTCATCCAATCTGTTTACTACGATCATAGTCTACTGTTTTAATTAATAAAATAATTTATTCTTTTACTCGTGTTTAACTCCCTTTAAGTCTAAGATGTCTTTTAAAAACATACTTAATTCAAGGTCAATTGTAGGTTCGTGTCTATCTGCATAGCCACCAGTCAAAGCAAGGCAATCTACGTGATTAAACAACTCTCTAACAGGTTTAGCATATGTCAAAACAGTTTCTAACTTTTCTAACATTTCACTATTAACAGCAATACCTCCTGTTGTTCCCCCTGGCAATGCTAATTCTTTTGCTTTATTTGCAATTTCCTTTGGACTGTCAGGGTTTTTTTCTACTACTTCTTGGAATGTTTGCAGATTGTCAAGAAACTTAATAAAATCAGTATTATATTGATTAAATCCAGTTCTATCGTTGTATCTTGTTGTGTCTTCATAATTACTTTTTACATAATCATAAACCTCATTATACAACTCTGTAATTCCCTCGTCAATTTGCTTAAAGTTACGAAAAAAAGACAAGTCCCCCATGCGTAATTTCATTATTCTTGCTGTGTTCCATCTTACTACTAAATTGTCCATAACTATGTGTATTCCAACGACTTTATTAAAAACAGTAGAGTCTTTAATTAAGACTTGCTTACCAAAAAAGTCATCAATATGATTGTGGTTTGAAAAATGCTTTTTATTCGATTTAGAAACAGAAAGTAATTGCTTTTCATCATTATAAAAAGTAAATTGATCTCTTGATCCTAACGAATCACTTTGACTTTTTGAAGACCCTAATGGCATTCTTAAAATCGTTGCTGCATATTGTAATTTCGCGTCATCAACTTGATAACCGTAATACAAATCTCCATCATAATCTTTGATTTCTTTAAACTTTGGCTCTACTTTACTTCTCTTAAATGTTTCAGGATACTGGTTACTATAAGAAAAGTTTTTTTCAACATAAGTACAAGCTACAACTCTTTCTTCTAAAGCCCGTCTTTCGGAATTAGTTAATAAAGCTGTTTTTTCTTCTTCTGTTATTTCACTTTCTTTTGCAGAATGTTGTTCTTTCCANTCTTCAGTAACTTCTACATNAGCATAGTTTTTATAACAATCAGAAGATTTGATTGTATCTAAAATTAGCTTTTGTTTAAGTAGTATTCTGTTAAGATGTTTTATTACCGTTTTGTCTCTTTCAGNCCCTTTTACTTTACCTTCTTTAACGTCATGATCTGCTAATTTTTCAGCAAAAGCTCTTATTTGTTCTTCGCTTTTTACGTTTAATAAAATAAATTTATCATTGTGAGATTCGGAAATAAAAACATCTTTCAATCTATGCCTGGTATCATCAGGATACTTGACATAGAAAGAGTCGTGGTCATAGTTGGCCCATCCATCCATTTCAGATTTTTCAGTTTTGAATTTTAAACCTTCTTTTCTGTCAAAAATTTTCCTGTTTACTTCTGGATAAACACCTTCGCCAAACAATCTAATAGGCATAGGATGNAACTTAAGATTACTATTNCCTGAAAACTTAGGCTTTAGATTCTTTAGTTCAACAATACGAGATAGTCTACCAATAGCGGTATCATTACCAGACATAGAGCTAATGTTTCTACACTGCGATAACCAACGCAAGAAATCACTTTCTTTAAGCTTATCTTGAACTAATAAAGTAGCCTCGTTCTGAGCCTCTTCAAACTTTTTCATCAAGAATTCCCTTGTCGCTGGAGTCCATCGAATAGCTTCACGAGAAGCAATTACATCTACGCCCTCTGAAACNACTACCTCCTTGCCTGTTTGAGGNTCGTCGTAGGTTTGTCTAATTTGACATTTAATACCTACAGCACCTCGCATTTCTTCAATCTCTAATTCCTTGAAGTCAATGTGACCGTAACAAACACCCACGTCGTTGTCTCCATTTGTTATTACAACAAACGGCTTTGAATAAGGGGTGTACTTAGCTATAATAAGATTACTACTATTGTGAAGAACTTCTGCTTTAAAATCAATTTCATATTCGTCATTCCATTCATTGATTCTTGAAAACTTAACATTCTTAAAGAACAATAGTTGTGTCTTTACAGCTGTTTCAAATTCATGTCGGTGATGTTTTAAACAAGGGACTTCAATCTCAGTGTAGTTTTTTTCATCAGTCTTTTCCCCATAAATAATACCAGTAACAACCCCATTTTCATTTTTAAACTCATAAGGTTGATTTGTATCACCCGTTTTTAAGTTTAACACACCAATTAAAGAGTTTACCTTTTTGTTAAAGATCTTAACTTGATACTTAATACCATTATAGACCGTCGTCATTTTATAGTAATCAGCACCAGTTGCTAATCCAACTTTAGCACCAAGTCCGAACGCACCCANTGCATCTTTCCTGTTACGTTTAGTTGAATAACCTACCTCAAGGACACCCTTTAATCGTCTTGCACCTATTCCGACACCAAAATCTTTAATGATAAACTTGTCACATCTCCCTGTACCGCTTCCTTCCTTATAAGTTAGGTGGATTTCATTGTTTTCAGAGTCGAGATGATTTACATCATAGTAATCAGGATTCCATTTACTGTCTTCATATAATGCGCCTTCACGTTTGATGAAGTAATCTTCTGGTACGGCTGTACCATTCAATATTTTTATTGCTTTTTCNTTTTCGCTTTGAGAATCTACAGCATTTGCAGTTAATTCTCGAACTGTTGAAGGAATAGGTTTTTGATATTGTTGCGCTTGAACAATATCCATAACCATCCCCACAGCTGCTACGTTAATAGATCTTTCTATGCCGACTGAACCCTCAGCGGCTTTCTTTTCAATTTCTTGTATTGCCATTTAGATTTTTTTTAAAGCTGCTTTGTACATTACTTTTTGAAAGTCGCTTAAGTGTTTAACTTTTAATATTTTATCAGGTTTTCCTGATATAAAATGACCCCTGTGTGTATGTTGAGATGTGAGGGCAAGGCTATGAATAGCAATAGAACTCATATAATGTTGATCAAAATAACAAGTAACTGTCATTATAGAACCACCATTTGAAACACTACCTAAAACACCAAAGCGTAAACCATTATACTCTACTCTGTATATTGCGTCTCCCACATACAGTTTGTTGTTATCTACATCTCTAAAATGGACAATTTGATTCTGTTCCAAGAATGTTTTGTCCAGTTTTTGAAATTGATGAAGTTCTGTCCTTGNNAGTTCTTCCAGGTTCTTGTTTTCTTCCTTTTGAGAAGATGTCGTAAAGTAATCGTACCTCGTTTTTAATTCCTGATAAGTTTTCAGATCGCGCCAAGACATTTTCGAACCAGTCTGATACGTCTTTGGCACCAAAATTTCTTGATTTAAACCTACCGTTGGTAAGGAATATTGCATTAATCCCATATAATTTTTTCATTTTATTAGCTGTACGAACTCCAGTTAAATCAAAATCATACCATGAATAAATGGTATCAAATCTTTCAGATAGTTCTTGGTAGTCTCTTTCTGTTATTGCCATTGACTCACTTTGAGGTGCAACTGACGAATAATTCAAGTTATAAAGTACCATTACATCTTTAAGACTTTTTGTTATTATAAGTATCTTCCCTGTTTCAGGAAGTTGGTCATAACCTTGTAGGGTCGACGTATTACAAAGAAATCTAAAACTTTTCTTCTTTGGAAAATATACTTTGTCATCATTTTCCCCAAAACCATAATGATAGGCAGGGTTGTTGGAATGATGAGTATAATGTATATTACCATCTAAGAATAAACTCTGTATTGGTGATACTTTGTATAACAGTAATAACGGAGCTTTAATTCCATATCGTTCCCAAAACACAACGTCACATTGCATCCAGTTACGAGGATTAAACTCTATCTTTGATTTTTTTCTTTCTTTGTGTACAATAGCTGTTGGTTTTCTATCTACATTATTTTCAATTAATCCAAAATCACTTGCAATTATTTCCAAGGCTTGTCCAAAGTTAGCGTTAAACATAAACATAACTGTGTCAAAGCAATTTCCACAAAAGTGACCCGAGTGGTCTTTTAAATATATCTCTCTACTACTTCTATGTCTAAAGAAATTGCAGGTTGGTATTTTGTCCTCACGTAAAGGGGAAGCGAACTTCCCCCTCATTGAGACTTCAATACGTAGATATTTTTGAAAGATTTCTTCTTCTGATACATGTTTTAATATGTACTTTTTGTCAATATCTGGATTGAATCTTAAAATCATGCAAATGCTGGTTTAGTTGGTTCTGTTCCAGTTGTTTTATCATCTGGATTTGCTGCTGCTGCAACTGCTCCAAAAGAAGTATCTACAGGTGCAGAATCATCTACCAATTCAATAGGTGTAATTCTTTCGTAAGGTCTACCTGTATTTGGATTGATTCGTGTATCCATCTTCAATGACTTTGGCATCAATGGAGAAGAAATAAAATCAGGAAAAACAGGGAATTGAGGTCTGTTTTTGTTGTCCAATAATACTTTAAGTGACACAGATACATCTTTAAAAGAAGCTTCTGGCATAACTCCAAGAATTGCATTAGCAAACTCTAACCAACCTGTACCTTTAATTGAATCAACAACTTCAAGTGGTAAGAACGCTTTAAGAATATGTTTAGTTTGATTTACATATCTCTTAGCCCAAGTCTCATCATAATACTCATTGTCTGGATCAAAATTATTTGCCCATACTCTGTGATTAAAAGATCCATTGTTAGGAGGAACTCCTTTATCTGCGTCTCCATTATCAGTACCCTTAAAAGAAAATATCAAATCTCCAGATTGATCATCTACTGCTACTGCTATTAATTTTGCAGAAACACCTATTCCTGCATTTAATTGTGAAAATTTACTTTCACCTGTGTAATCATCACTACTTAAATCAAACATACTTTTTGTTTTTTTTGGTTCTTAATTTACTTAATTCTTACTTAAACAGCATCGACATTATCTAAAACGATTGTTTCTGGCTCAATTACTTCTTCTACCACTTCTTCTACAACCGTTTCTACAACTGCTTCAATTAAATTTAAAGGGAAAAACTTTACTCCATCGTGTTCCATTACTCCTGAAACATCAATATTCCACTCAGTTCCTTCACCTAAAGAAAGATTTAAAACTTTGTGNCCAAAAGTATTACCTTTNCTTAAAGTTTTACCACCTTCCTTAACTGCTGCTATCCAAAAATTGTTTGAAGTAACGTCTTTATCTATAAAAACACCAGTTTCTTCAGTTAGTCCTATTATCTCTTTTGCATTTAGACTTAACTTGATTTTTGATGCTGCTAAAACTTTAACGTCAAAGTTTTCTATTGTTTTTTGTCCTGCTAATCCTTGAAAATTAAACATAATAATTTATCTTTTGTAAAGTTAATAATAATAATAATGTGAGGGGGATTTATAAGTAAACCTTGTCCCAATTCAATGCTAATTCACCGTCTTTATTTGACTCGGCTATAACAATCTCTTGACCTTTAAGATGAGCAGGTCTCGCTCCGCAAACAACTCCTTCGCTACTTTTGAAGTTAAGAATAGTTTGATTGTCTTTTCTGTAACAATACGCAATAGCATCGGCTCTTGCACACGTTAGAGACGATATTTTACCAGTCAAGTCTAACTCCTTTGAGCTCACTTCTTCGCCTTTTTTGTCTATCATTTTGTCTGATAGATGGCCCAGTAAAATAATGTTGTCTGCCCACGTTCTAATGTAATCAAGAACTTCGAAAAAAGCTTGTCGCATATACAAATAACCAGAACCTTTAGGTAAAGTTCTTACATCTTTACCTTTCCAGTTTACACCCATTGGTGATCCTCTGTAAAGTTCTGCAGCTCTTGGCATAATTAAGTCTTCTAACTTTGAAACAGTGTCTACAATAATTCCATCATATGGCTTCTCGGCTGCTAATATTGCTTGACCGGTTGCAGCAATCTCTTCAAGATTTTTTGCATCTATAATAGTACCACCGACAAAATCGGCACCACCATCCTCAAGCTCGAGTAACAACCATTTACCTTCTTTCGTTAATTCTGAAGCAATTGTTGTTTTACCACATTTTGGTTTACCGAAGATTACTAATTCTTTCGGATTTGATCTTTTTACGTCTCTTGGACCAGTTGGTAACTTCATACTTTTAATTCGTGTTGAGGGTTATAATAACATTCCCCAGTTTCTAAATGCTGATTGTGTAAATTCTTGAAAGTTTCCATGTCCATTTCGTCGAAATCAAATCTGCTTAATTTATTCCACATGGGAATAGTTATATCAGGTTCACCTGAGCGATTTTTTACGAGTTCGAAATAGGGTATTTGCAACTTTTCTGTACCTACATTCATCACAGTTGGGTATTTGGACACACCATAGTCCTTGATACCAAGTTTAGCTGGTATGTGAGCGAATAGAATATAATCAGAACACTGTTCGATAGATGACGCACCGAACAAACACGAAGTGTCTGGCCTATGCATCTCTTTATTTGCAATTCTATCTACTCCGCGTATGATTCTATTCATTTGAGAAAGGACGATGCCAACAGAATGACCGTCATTAGCAGAAATGTATTTCTTTACATCTACTAAACGATACATTAAGTCGTCAACTCTTTCTTTCTCGCCTTGATTGTTGTTCCCTTTCGTTAATAATGCATGATCAATCTCATACACCATAACTTTACCATAAGGTTGACACTCTGTCTTCCAGTAGTAAATAAGAGAATCTGCAATTGTCTTAGCAGTATCCGCTGTCTCAATGAACCAAATATCTCTTGTTCTTAAGTCGTCGTAATAAATCTTTAAGTTGACAAATTGCTCATCAGTTAAAGGTTCATCAATCGAATACAGTTCCTTCATTGATTTGTTAGACTTTGTAACCACAGATCTACCGATTTGTTGGTGTGCTAACATCTCAAAATTGAAAACATACTGACGATTATCAACTTCCTTATTTAGATCATAAATAGAATCACGAATACATTTAGACAAAGTAGATTTACCGGCACCAGACATTGCTGATATTGCCAAAATACAATCAAGCTCGATTCCGCCCATCAAATGCTTATTAAGCCTGGGAAATTTAGTTGTTAATGATTTTATTCTACCATTTCTTCGGTCATCAACGTATTTCAAGTTTTTGTCAACTACTTGATCAGATGAAAACTTTGGTAAAATCTTTACTTTTTGTTGCCCCTTACTGGGAGGCTTAAATCCCCCTCTTTGTTCAGGGGGAACCATGTTGTCTCTATCCGAGTTTGGATTCATTTACGGTTCTTTTTGCGTCCGATGTCAACATCTTTATAGATAACCAATGCTTAGTTTTAATGAACTTCTCGAAACCCATTCGAATACAATCATTATCAATTGCCCACTTTAGTAAAGATTTAACTTCTTCGTGTATTTTTGGGTCTTTGTTGATTGCTCTAAGATAAGTCTCAGATACTTCTTGAGCACTTACGGTCATCGCATTAAACTTTTTTGTATCCATATAAAAGAAGCGAGGATACATATCCTCAATTTCGGAGACCCAAGGTACAGTTTTTAATGAAAACAATTTCTGATACTTTGGGTTTATTTCAAAACAATCGTAATAAACTTTTGAACCAGGGGCATTCAAATCTATGATGATATCCCTACTCAACATATCATTTAATTCCTCTGGGGTAAGTCCACCGATGTCTTGATATTCTAAAGCCATTGCATAGCAATCTCTTCTCCATACTGCTTCATCTACTCTTGGATCTGGATACAGCATCTTAACAAACATTAACTGTTTTGCTGTTAATTTTAACTCTCTACAAAGTGTTAAATCTTCCTTTACGTTATATAACATTATACTAATTTAATGATTAATACTCGACAGTATTGGAATCATTTCTTACAACATTACTTAATTTTTAAGCTATCAACGCTGATAACTGAGTTAAATCGTTAATCTTCCTCTTTCTTTTAATATTTTTTGTAGACTTTCTTTCAACTCGTCAGCTGAATCTACCCAAATTATTTTAGAAGGATTTTTAACTTGGCATTGCCTTAGCTTTTTTTCGTCTCGGGAATTAGGAACACTCCAATCTGGAATGTATAAATTCACATAAATTTTAATAGCATTCTTTCCATTTGTATTTTTGCATATTCTCGCTACTCTACCAGTCCTCTGGGTATGTTGGGTAGGATTGGAAGAACGAGATGCATCAATACCAAGTTGGACAGTTGGATCATCAAAACCTTGATCCAATGCTTTAGCTGAACACAGTACAGAGATTTTCTTTTGTTTAAAAGCATCTAAAGCCATCTGAGCTCGAGTGTTTGCGCCTACTGTCTTAGGTGCTTTCCACTTAGCTGTTAATGTAGCTTCATTTGCTCTAACATAAGTAAGCCCTTCTGTTTTCTTCAGTTTATCTACTGCTCTGTTTAATCCTGATAGTGTTTTGTAAGTCTTTGACTTATCAAACATTAAATCTTTGGACGACATAGTAGAATGATAAACTTCTGCTTTTTTACCGAGACCTTGGGCGACCTCGTCTGCAAACTCAGTTGCTTGTGAAAACGTGATAGTTCGCAAATCAAGATCATTTATAAGATCAATTGCAATATCTATCTTACGCTGTGGCATCTCCATCAATTCCTTACGAGCTTGTGTGGCACGAATTGCATTCCTCGCCCACATTGAAACTTGACCAGGATCTTCGATGTCGTTTTGCTGTGCGTATATTTTCGCATTTCCAGACGATAAACATGATAACATTACTTGGAAGTCGCCAAACTTCGACATGTAAAATCTTATTTCTTTATTAAGTTTTTTTTGTTTCACAACATCTTCACGGCCGACAGGGACTGCGAGATTGTACTCAATAAAATCAGAAATCCATCCATTTTCAATTGCTTCTGCTTGTGTTATGCTATCACAAATAGGAGCATACTTCTTTAGTAATCGTTCTTTACCATCTAAACGATTTAATGTTGCCGTTAATCCCAAGATCCAACTGTATTTTACACGTTGGAATATTCTTGAAAACTTTTCAGCAGCCATCATATGAATTTCATCAATTACAAGTAGGTCACACTCAATGTAGAAGTTTGCTTTAAGAGCTACGGTGTTGATTACATAAACATGAACATTACGGTCTAAGCCGAGGTTCTTTAGTATCGACATCCATTGTTTTCTTAATGGTGTGGTTGGCACTACTATTACGACTTTACAGTCGTGAAGAGGACGATTTTTCATACTCTCCATTTTAGCTTTAATTATTAATGGGATAGTACTTTTCCCAAAACCTGTAGCAGCTTCAACTGTACCGCAGGCTTTTGTAATATGTTTCCAACGAACAACACTTCGTAGTTGTCGGACATATCTTACTGTGTCCAGATCATCTACTGGAATGTTTATCATTGTTTTCATAGTTTTAATATTTAGATTTTCTTTACTATAGTAGCAATAGGTGCCACTACATATTCTGACAATTGTATTGATTTATTTGTTTTTTTAATTATACCTTGTTCAATCAAAGTATCATATATACCCTCGTTTTCAGAATAATTTTTAATAACAACTTCATTACCAAGTAAATTAATACCTGGGACATTTACAGTTACTGTAGCAACAGGTATACCGTCTGATATATCAATAAGATCAATTCTATGACCACCTTCTTGGTATCTGTCATAGAAAACCATACAATTGTACTCTTTATTAAATGATTTAAGTTTTACTTTTTGCATTTATTTTTAGTTTTAGTGATTAATATTTCTAACTGCTATAAAATTGCAGAAGTCATCCTTATTGATACCACCCTGGCCACCATCTTCGAAAGACTGTACCCACGCATCGTAGCTATCGTACTCCGTAGAACTCCAATGATAGTTATGATCAAAACCTTTAATTTCATCTTTATTTTCATACATAAGTAGTAATTCTACTCTTGTAGGAAGTCTCCAGCCTTTTCCTAATAGTTTACATGCATCTGCAGCTTCTTTAAAATTATATTTTGTTTTTGAAGATTCAGGATACACCTCAAATTCTATTTTTTGTTTTAAATATATAGGTTTAACAGGAGGTTCTACATGATTATCTTTTAATTTAACTAAAAGAGACTCTATGTTTTTAATTTCTTCAGTATAGTCTTGTTTTTTCATCTTATTGATTTTTTTACTTCTACTTTAGTTATATCTTTTTTTCCTAATGATAAATGTCTACCGTTAATTACATCATCTATAGCGTAATCTTCTACACTATAGTTTTCTTCAGTATCTAACTCATCAAAATCTAAGGTGACAGTAATCTTTTTAGTTACTGTTACTTCAACTTCATAGTATGTGTAGTTTTCTACTTTCATTTATTTTTTTTAGTTATTTCCAATACTGTTTCTATAGCAATCCATGTAAAAAAGATTAATAGAATTAAACTCATTTGTTTAAATTGATTTTAGATTGTACATAGGAGAATGGACGATCCATTTCTCTGGTATTTTTAAACACTCTAATAATGTATTTTTCTTTTCGGTGCTCATTTCTTCAAATTGCTCTATTGATATATCTTCAGGAGCTCCTTTAGAATCAGTCCACCATTCTAACTGTGCTGTAAAACAGGCTATTAGTGATTTTTGTTCTTCTACTGTTATAGTTCCAAACTTTACATTTGCATTCTTAGCTTGTGATAATAATGTTTGATACTGTTTAATGTAGTCCATAAATTTAAAGTTTTTTTAAGTTTATTTTGTCATCATAATATTGAATCAAATATTTAGCAAATGCCACCAACACAGTTTGTCCAAAACAAATAAAAATTGTTTCTTTTTTCTTCACTGCGTCTTCGTATTTCCTTTTAAATTCCTCATATTCTGACAATGTTAACGATACATATTCCATAGTTTTAAAATTAGAACAATGATAGTTGTATAGGCTCTATCAGAGATATTAGTCTTTTAGCTTCATGTATATAATACTCATAATTTATCTCATACTCATTGATTTGTTTTTTGTAAAAGTCATTAAAAATAATAATACCAGAGTCTTTTAGAACATGACCTTTAGCTCCTGTTTCTCTATCTTTCTTAAATAGATAACCCGCTGACTCTGAAACAGATGCATAAAATCTGTTAGTTTTTTGAAGTTTTTTTCCGTTATGCATAGCCTGGAATTTTGCATTCATTTTTTGCATCATACAAAAATCATATATGTTATCGTGTTTTTTTATAAACTCATCTACAGGCGTTCCGTTTATAAAATATTCATTCAATGCTTTTTTAACAACAGGCTTGTCAAAACCTTTGCCGAGTTTTACATCTGCCAAAAAGAATCCTTTTTGTTTTACTACAGGTTCGTTATTTTTATATAATGGTTTACCATCTTTATCTGCGAACCAAGCTATATAAGAATTTACATCTCTTCTAAATACTTTGTAGTAGTTGTTATATTCTAACTCAAGTTCTGTATGTTTCTCCCATTCCTTACATATTTTGTAGTAAGTGTCAAGATCTTTCTTCTTTACAATGGCTGTAATACCGTCAGTATTTAAAGAATCTACTCTTATCCCAGCATTAGTGAATTGTTCGCTTAGCATAGATAACATAAGTTGTCCATTTAATGTGATTGTCATCGCAACTTTCGGATCATATAGCCAAGAAAACGGATTAATTAAATTACCGTAACTACCATTAAGTGATAACTTGTAGGTATCTGAAATTAACATATTACCTTCTTTCTTAGCAGTAACTCTTGTATCTCTAAGCCATTCATACCTTGGTAAAAATATATTTTTATCCAAATGCTCGGGACACAATTTAAGTTTAATCCATAATGATGGGTATAGCGAAGACACATCAGCGTCTATGAATATTTCATCATCTGATGCTTCTATAATTCCAGGTTTATCTTTAGAGTGAATACCACCTGTACCAAAGTTGTGCATTACTCCACCATAAATAACAGAGTATTTTAATGCGCCTTTTGTTTCAGTAATACGTTTGTTTTTTAATGTTGTCAATAAATCATTAAATGCTTTTGACTTAAAATTAATTTTATCGCTGATACAATCACTTAAATTAATAGAATCTCGATTTGTTCTCTGATCTTTAAAACTATCAGAGCCTGTGTCATCTGCATAAAACTTCTTAAACAATTCAACACCCGTATTTACATCGTCTTTTGACATGCATTTAATCTTATACTTTTTTTCAATTTGCATTCTTAGATTAAGATTGTTCTTTGAAAGAATAGTTATGTATTTTGTAACACCTACATCATTAAAGCAGTAATTTTTAATCTCTTCAACTTCATGTTCTTCAACAAAATCATCAAAATGTTTAGGTAAGTCTTGTATTTTAGGATAGTTTACATTAACTGCTAATTCTTTTAAACTTACTCTTTGCATTTTTGAGAACAACATAGTCATTATGTCAATTGATGTGTAAGTTTTAGGATATCTAAAAGCTTTTGTGTTCTCATAATCACCTCTGATTGCATTCTTAGACATATTATATATATCATCATTACTACGAGGCCAATCTATTATGTAATTCATTACAATGTTATCATAAGCAAGGCTATTATAGCCTATTAAAATATTACCTTTTATGAAGTCCATCATTTTAGATCGATCATCTTGCCAAGGGGATATTTCAAAATAATATTTGTTGTCATTGCCGTATTCTTCAAGGCAGACACAAAAAAAGTTTGGAAATACTTCTATGTCATATATTAGTTGTTTCATAATATTAATCTTTGTTTATTCTTATTTTTCCGTCAGCATAGCTAAAAAAAAGAAAAAAAAGGATAGCACGTAAACCGCACTATCCTTATTAATTGTTATTTTTTACTCTTAGAAACGGGTGCATCAAATGCAGGCATTTCTTCGGAGTCTTGAATTACCATTTCAGCTCTTTCAGAAGATGCATGACCTCCGTTTAAGAAAGTGTCCAAAGACATAGCTCTTGCAGCTTGTACTGGAGCAGGGCTGAAAGAAGATACGAATTGACCTGTTACTCCATTTTTAGTAACAATTGTCTCTACGAATACTTCTAAAACCTCGCCTTTCTTAGGCATATAGTCATTATCTCTTACTGAGAAAGAAATGTTATTATTAACAGCTTCTTGATACTCTCCTTGTTGGTAAAGTGAAGCTGCTTGAGTTGCATGATATGTTGTCATTCCTGCTACATTTACAATTGCAGTTTGACTTCTACCGTTACCCAATTCTCTGTGATATGGGGTAACATTTGTTACTCTTAACTCATATTTTCCGTCTGTTGCGATCAACTTCCTTGAGTTGATGATTGTTTTCGCTTGATCTTTTTCCATGATTTTAAATTTTAATTTTTAATGTGTAAATAAAGTGTAAATTAAGGTGTAATTAATCATCATTGGTCGTTAATACTCCTGTAATTGGATTTGCTCGTAGCTTTCCATTTTGTTTTTGAGTAATTGTTTTGACTTTTGATATATTTATAACAATACAGTTTTAAGGACTGAAAACCATCGCTTCCGATTTATACTCCTGGAAGCTCAAGAGTTTAATGTTTTAAGAGGACAGATGAAGAAGTTAACCAATAACCTAATTCACCTGCCTCTAACTACCTCCTAAGTAGTATATGTGAAACAGGTGGGATTCGAACCCACTACCATCTATTTCATAGTGTGTTCTCTATTAAGGTTGTTGATTTGTAAAAAGTCATCGTCATACAAATTAATATTATATGAAGTGCTTTTTCTTCTTTATCAAATGCGAGTCCTAATGCAAATATAGGATCTATATTAAAACGTAATTTTAATTTTTCATTCTTGATTGGTTCAAGACTATCTATAAAGATATTATCATCTAAACGAGTATTAAAATTAAATGTATTTGCATTCCAGTCTTGTTGATCAATTTTAGTCATTTTTATTAAATTTTGAACTAAACTGTATTTATTCTGTGTAAAAGAATGATAATGATCTAAGTACTGGATGTACAATTGTTTTAAAACATAATTATGCTTATCGTTTGTATCTATGAGGCCTATAAGCCTTGTTATTTTTTGATGTTCTTTCTTGAACTTATTAAATGACATTGGTTTTCTTAAACGAATCATTAAATATGCAATAGAAAGAGTTATTAAAGATACCGATCCAATTATTATATAATTATTCATGTTATTTAAATGTTTTAATATTAATATTAAGCTGCTTCGTGAAGTACATCTTGAAACAACATTGATTGCTCATTTGACAAATTTCCTTCTTCACCGTCTACTTCAGCTAAGTCAAATGCATCTATGTCTTTACTAAGAGGGTTCTTGAATGACTCCATCCATGAAAGTTTACCTGCTATTCCTTTAATCATCTTATTTAGTTTTAGTATTAATTATTACGCCATTGCGCTTTCCAGTTCATCCATGATAAAACCATTGTTTCCATTTCTATTCTTAAATCATCCCATATAATATCATCCATATTTCATCTTTTGTTTTAGTTTGTAGGCTTTCTTAGCCATTTTAAGTTCTTTTTTTTCAGCATCTGATTTCTTAAAAAGTTCTTTTGATACTTCATCTTGTTCTTTGACTTCTGATACATTCTTTGTATTCATTTTTATATATTTAAGGATTAATAAAAGCCTGGGACGTAATTCCCCCAGGCTATATTTGACTGCAGTTTGAACAGTTATACTCTTGTCGAGTACCCGACGAAATCTATTACTCGAGTGCGCGACGTGCACGAAGACACAAGTCTTTATTCAGGCAACTATTACAGACATTTTAAGAAATAATATATTCCCTCATTATCAACAAAGATCAAATGATCTATTGATTTATATGAGTTGTTTATTAATTCTTTATCTTTTATTTCTCTTTCCCATAATTCAGGTAAGAGTAGTTTTATTAACTTTTTAATTTCAATCATATTACCACGGTAAATATCCGCAGTATATGATTGAAAAGTTTTTGGACCGATTGTTTCTGATGTACATTCTAATGTCATCTTCATTACTCTTTGATAGTCCATAATTAATCATTTGCTTCAGTTTCTGCTAAAAGAATCAAACAACTATCTAATTCTGCTTCATTTAAACTATAAATCTCATAGTATTGAGTTTTTAAATGATAAAGTTTATCAGGACTTTTTGTTACTGTTAATATTACAGTTGAATCATTACTTCCTTCTAAAATATCAGCTTTCATTGAATCAAGTTTGCTTTCATCATATAATTCTACTTCATCTTGCATTTCAGATTGCATTTCTCCAATTTTAAATGCTAATTCTCTTTGATTTTTTCCGTACACAAATAATACTGCTATTGCAGCTATTATTGTTAATATTCCTGCTATATTTTTCATCTTATTTAGTATTTAAAGGTTTATTTATTTTCTTTAATTATTGGTTGTTCATAGTCATTTGTTGCATGACGAATTTCTATTACATCATCTGATTTAAAAGGACTATAATAAACATGTTCTATTTGACTTGCATGCATTACATATTTATTACCATTCATGTAAATGGTTCTAAAATCTTGAGTTCTTCCTTCACCTTTAGTGATACGTAATACTTCTGTTTCTGAAAATATCTCTATTAGTGCATAAACACCAGTAGATAATAATAATCCTATTAATAATCCTGCAGCTAAAGGCATAATATCTTCATTGTCATTGTTAAATTTTCTCATCTTAATATTTTTTAGTATTGGTTATAAAAATGAGAGGACTGCGTACCCTCTCTGTACCGATTGTTCGGTTGACACTCATACTCGTTTTAGGATAAGATGGCGGCATGATACCATATGTGAATACATCTGACTTGCACAGATAGTATCTCGTATATCCTTCAAGATATTCACAATTCTTAAACGTTGCAACTTCTTATCAGTCAGTATTCTGACCATTCCAAGGAGATTTTAAGAAAGTTTGCATCAACGCTTCTTGATCTGATTTACTACTATAATTAGTAATAGCTAAATCTTTTAGAATTGCTTCTGCAAACAATATTAATTTCTCATCATGGGTTTCCCCATTTAATATTATATCTTGAACATTTTTATTTTTGCACATATACAATGTATGACTTGCGCCATCATCATATACACTAAGATCATCACGTGCATCAATAAACTCTTCTATAGATTTACAAGATTCACCTTTGTGAACCTCGTATCCATCTATATCATTACCAATTAGTGTTATTGTTTCTATTTTCATAATTAGATAAGTTTAACATGTGGTTTTTTTTGTATTTTAATTGCAATAGACAAGAAAGGGATTACAATTATTAAACCTGAGCACTTGTCATAACCAGCCATAAATCCTATGGCTGGTACTATTTCGAATGTAGTGATTACTTTTTTCATTTTAATCGGTTTTATATTGGTTACAAATTTCATTAAAAGAAGCTCTTGCTTCTTCTTTACATTGTTGGCAAGTGTGAACTTCATCACATTGACAAGTTAATTCCGGGCTAATACTGTAAAGCATAGCAGAATCTAAGGCATCTTCAAAAAACATAATTAGGAGGTTAAAAGGTTTTACATACAACCCCAAAAGATAAAAGCATCCATTGCTATTATCATTAAGGCTACTTGAATTGTTTCTTTTTTTGTTCCCATAAAATTGGGAAGTATACATAATGATAACATAGTTATAAAGTATTAAGGATTTCCATAGGCACTACAAGTTTTGTAGCTATCCCATATTTTATTATGTGCTTTAGTATTTTTTTTGTGCGTTGCAGCACAACTACTTAAGACACAAATTACAATAAATATTACTATTCTTTTCATTAGATTAAGTATTAGTATTAATTAGTTAGAAAAATTAGCTATTTTCTGTTACCAAGCATAGCTGCTCTGACTCTAAATCATTCAAAGTGGTCTTAATCTTTCATGAATTTCAGAATACCTTCGGTTCGACTAACTTCCTTTGGAGAAAGTTGTCTATCCCATGCATCTGCTTTCACTACTTTGATTGTAACGCTACCATAATCCCGAGTTTCTAACGTAGGGTTGGTAGTGAGAATATCCAACAGTCCATTTTCTCCATCAGGATAATCATCGACTATATTATGAACACCATGTTCATTGTTGAACTCCACAGTAGACATAGAACCATATGACCTAATAGTCACACGATATTTATATCCATCGTTAACCTCTAAGAGTTCTTGTTCTAACTTGAACAATTCCTCTTTAAGACCACTTATCTTTTTAAGAATTTCTTCCATAAGTTTAAGTGTTTTAGTAAATATTAATAGGTGAAAAAAAATACTCTGTCATGGGCGTACATCCCCACTCNCACGAAGTACACAAACCGCTCCTTTAATGGCAGTTTTTACATTATCTTATCGCTTGTCTTGTAACTCTATCAGTGCACCGAGGTGTATAGAGTGCTTGCGTAAGCAAATATGCTTCATGTGTCTCAAGCGTATCATAAATGATAACTGTTAAACCTGTTGAGACAGAGTATTTAATTAAAGGTTAGTTAAAAAGCAATGTGTCAACTCATGTCAACACACATTACTTCATTTGCCAAAGGATAGTAATACACTCCCGTATTACTAAAAGGTTCATGCTTAACTTCAATTGGATTTTCAAATCCTCCTTTTTCAAGAAGAACTTTAGTAGGTTTGGCACCACCGTTGGCCCAACCAATATAGTTGACATCTTTTGATTGTAAATCTTCAACTACATCTTTCCAAGAATAATATTTTACTTTAAAGTGTACCATTGTAATAGAATTAAAGGTTAAAGAAAACACAACCATTAGCACTTAGCTTACTTACTTGATCAGTTTGTAAGAGTTAGTTACCAGCATCTTCGCATTTATTCTTACTGTAGTGATACTATCACATGTAATATGCTCAGCCATAATGGTTGTGTTATTGGAAGTACCGTAGGAATCGAACCTACATTAACCATTAGTACTTAAAAAACAGATAAGTATAACATGTTGTGCACACACGTTATACCTTCTGGAGCGGTCTATTTATCAAATGGGTTGCTCAAAGTTCCATTTAGTTAGTGATTGAGAGGACGTTATCCTTTCGATTTAAGTTAATGCCTTAGCTGAGTACTACTCACGGACTTTTACATAATTGTAAAGAATGAATACAACACATACTTCATTGTATGTATTGGTGTTCTTTACAAGATTAAAAATGAGTGGTACTTGGATTGTCTTCACTCCGATATAACAATCCTCATCTATACGGTTAGATGCCACTCTAAGAATGATGGTTGCTACCCATCCTACAGTTTTTGCTTAACTCTACGCTT